AGCCCAAGCCCGAGCAGGAGAAGCTCCTCCGCGACTCAGGTCTACCCATCAGCGTTCTCATCGACTCCGGTGGCAAGTCCATCCACGGCTGGGTCCGGGTGGATGCTCCCTCCCGCAAAGAGTGGGATGCCCGCCGCGACCTCATCTACTCCGCCATCCCCGGAATCGATCCCAAAAACAAGAACCCATCACGGTTCTCCCGGCTCCCCGGCGCATGGCGTGGCGAATCACAGCAGAAGCTGTTGGCCACTAACCTCGGCGCAAACTCGTGGGAGGATTGGCTCACCGCCCGCGAGACCGATGAGGACCAGTCCACCATCGTCACGGTCAAAGACCTCATGGACTTTGATCCAAAGAAAGATCCCGACAACCTCATCGGCAATCGATGGATCACTCGCGGCTCCTCCATGATCATCAGCGGGGGCACCGGTATCGGGAAGTCATCACTGATGATGCAGATCATCGTCCGGTGGTGCCTCGGTCTCGACTTCTTCGCCATCAAGCCGGTGAAGCCATTAAAGATCGGAGTCATCCAGGCAGAGAACGACAAGGGCGATCTCGCGGAAGCGTTCCGAGGGGTGACACATACCATGCGCCTCACCGGAGATCAGATGCGCCATCTCAACACCAACCTAGAGTTCCGCACCGAGACCATACGAACCGGTGAAGCGTTCTTGGCCTACGCCCGCCGATTCATTCACAAGTCCAAGCTGGATCTCATCGTCGCAGACCCCCTGTTCTCCTACTTCGGTGGAGACCTGAGCGATCAGTCCGAGGTCAGCGTCTTCCTCCGTAACAAGCTCCAACCCATCCTCCATGAGACCAAGGTCGCATGGGTCTGGATGCACCACATCTCCAAGCCCCAGCGTAAGGAAGGGGGCGAGCCGCTCACCACGATGGAACTGGCCCACTCAGGCTTCGGATCGTCCGAGCTTGCCAACTGGGCGCGGGAGATAGCGGTTCTCCATGAAGTAGGCCAATTCAAGCCTAGAAGGTTCCAGCTAGCCTTCTGCAAGCGGGGATCAAGGCTTGGACTCGAATCCCCCATCCTCAACGTGCAGCACTCAGCCACCGGCATTCAGTGGGAGGAGTGCAACCCCCTCGCGTTCACTGGGGCGGAACTGAAGAAGGAGAAGCCGTATCGCCCTCAGAAAGGGCGGCGAGCATAGATTCCCTCCACTTCTCATCCTCAATCGTTTCACGGGCCTTCTGCATAGCCTTACGGCATTCAGCGGCCCTTTTCTCTGCCTCCGCGACCTCGGGATCAATGGCGGGTTCGGGTTCCGGTTCCGGTTCCGGTTCCTCATTCCTGCTCCTGCTCGGACGCTTCCTGCTACCGGCCAGCTTCTTCCGCATCTCGGATCTCAGCGCAGCAAGATCACGCTTCAACTCCAGCACCGCAGCACTCAGTAATGCCACCTTGTCCTTCTCCTCGGGCGGCATCCAATCACAACCACGCCACTGCCTATGGATACGATCAAACACCAGCACCGCGCTCTTGATATGCCGCATCGAATTGAACGCCCGGATCGCACGGCCAAGATCCGAGTTCATGCTCTCCATTATGTGGGCCAGAACTTCACTCTTGGAGGGGTCAACATCATGCCTCTTCGGGGGCATCAATCGGAACATGGCGCGGAGGGTGGAACCGTTGTCTAAGTAACTCATGGGAACCAAAGCTAACTCGATCCATACCCCCCTTGTCAAAAGAATAAGAGTGAACTACGAACGTGCTTCCCAGAAAGTTAGCATACCCTCCCGCTATCTCCCCTAAAAGGGAGTATTTCACTCCCTTAAAAGGGAGTCAAAAAATGCATCGCCGTTCCGCTCTGGGGGACTTACGCCCCCCCGCGACGGCAGCATTTTTTGAAGGACCCCCACTGATTGCGAAGTATCAGGTTGGTGGTGGATGGAGGATGTGGATTGCTGGAGCTGGAAGGGGGCTAGGAGCGCGTTTGATGGTGGAAGTGACCTTGGATCTGATTCGGGGGTATCGACCGCTTAGAAACGAAAAGCCCCGGATGGGGGTCCGGGGGTGCTTGGGAGGGGGTGGAGGATGGGGATGATTGGCCTACTCGATGGATGACCACTGATCGGCCATGGCGCGGGCGATGCCGGGGTAGGTCTTGGATCGCTCCTTCCAGCGGGTCGGACTGGGACCCAGCTTGTTCTGGCCACTGGGGGTTTGATTGGCCCACCTCCCCGAAGGCGGCAGCGGCAGGATGTCGGTGGGTACAAGCGGGGGCAGGTTCTTCAGCCACAAACAGGTGCGCTTGCTCGCGTTATCACCGAACTGCCAAGGCTGTATCATCTGGGTGGGTTTGCATATCCGTGTGTTGATAGCACCTATTGGGTTCTCTATCGCTATACGAGGGATGCCGCTATTGAGTAACAGATGAACGAAGGCCAGTGCCTCATCGGTCAGCTTGGGGTCTCGAAGCCCCCTCGTGGTCCAATGCATCCCGCTCGAACAGAGGTAGGTGCAGGGCGGGAAAGCGATCATCATATCCCACCGTTGGGTCAGGAGGTCTCGCACATCACCACGGTAGTGCTGGCCGGGGGTATCGCTCGGCTCGAAGTCGCAACTCCAAGCATCCCAGCCTCGGGCCGTGAACTCGTCGCGCACCCGTCCACTGTACTCACAGGCCACAAGAACTCGTTTCATTGGCCTACTCCTCCCCAAGGAAGAAGTCCTCCTCCCGCTCGTTCATCGTCACACCGTCAGCCCATGTCAGTCCGGTCATCGATTCGTTGTAGTCGAAACGGATCAGGAACTCCCCAATCTTCGGAGCATGGATCACCCGATACCCCTCGTTCTTCCAATGCACCGTCTTGCCAGCAAGCACCGCTTCCTTGATCTCTTGTAGTTTCATGGTCGTTGTTCGTTGTTCTCGTTGTTCGGGCGCAACCTACCGCACCATCTCCATCGTGGTCAAGAGGGAAATACCGCACCATGAAGATTTCCTGTACCCCGGTTTCCGAATTCCGATTCCCGAATTCCGAATTCCGTATGGGGTATGGAGATTTCGGAATACCGCACCATGAGATCGCGGGGCGCGGGGATGATCCCGAAACAGATTTCGGGATGATCGATGGGGGGTGTAACGGGGTGGGACATGGGATGTCGTACCCTGGAGTTCTATGTAAATAGGGGGTCGGACATTGGATGTCCTGGGGGTAAACCTGGAGGTCTAGTGTGAAATCCTGGCGGGGGGACAAGTGACCAGTGACCAGACTAGGAAGGAAGGAATGGCCAACTAGGAAGGGGGAAAGCGGGCGGGCGGGTGTCGGTACTATCGGGGCAAAAGAAAACCCCGCAGGGGTGAGCCTGCGGGGCGTGGTGGGGGACTTAGTGGATCAATTGCCCGCTAGGGCCGATAGAATCAATAGGAGGGTGAACAATAGGCAAAGGGCAAGGTACCCGATCACCCGCAATAGGGGTTTCATGGTTCAAAGGAAGACATGCGCCATTGAACCGTCGGGAAGTGAGCCAGAAACGAAAGCCCGTTTCCACGGATTGTTTGACGGTGGAATGGATCGCTCTTTCCAATCTTCGGCAACGAACCTTTCGATCAATTGGATCGCGGCTTCCCGGTGGACAGAGTCACCCGACAATTCGTAAGGGTAGGGGATTGTACGGGTTCCCCTTTCGCAGGTTGCTTTTATGCGGGCACCCTTGGTGTCCGTGGGGGGAAGGTACTTGGTTTGAATTGATTGCATGGCGTGGATTAGATAAGGCCCAAAGCGATGAGAATAGACGGGCATCCGTGGGAGCATGTCCCGTCGGGTTCCACTATGCACCCCTCGCTGCAGCATGCGGGCGATGTGGATTCCCACATGGCATTGCGGGCGAAGGCCTCAAGGCTTTCCGGGGTGTCGGAAAACCCCTCGTTTTCTAGGGCTTCGGTTGCGGTGATTCGGTACGGGTTACGGGCTGTGGTTTTCATTCTTTGTATGGGCATCAATTGCCCGCAGAACCCACGGGTTACCCCATGGATTCTCCGGAGAATTCAAGCTTCGATGAAGTGACCAGCACCCGACCCATGAACCGGGATGTGGATTGAACGCAACCCGCCCCGCACACCCGCGCAGGCTAGGCAATCGGCGCACGGCGTGCCGTCGCGATCACTGGCGCACAGGGTTTCCGTTGCTTCGTGGTTGCTGTCGGATGTGACACGGAAAGTTGACCAGCCGAGGGAACGGGCAATGACCAGTTCAGCGATGGAGTCCACACTGGCCATCAGGATTGAACGCCACCCTTGGAGACTAGGCTTGCGCCATTGGTGGGTGTATCCGGTGTGACCGCTTGCAACGCCCGCAATGGCCAGCGCAAGGCTAAGGGGAATCCAAGTCGGGTCTCCGTAAGCACCGAAACGGACTTTCCTTCCAACGAAACCCTCGAGGGAACGCAAGGGGGGGTAGTTACCGGCTTTCCACGAATTCCAAATCTGCAACGGAGCCTGACCTTGGTTGACGTAGCATGTCCTTTCAACGCCGAAGCGACCGTCAACCTCGTGTCCGCGATGCCGACAGTTGCCACAGATAATGCGGTCTAGTCCGGTTCGGATTGCGGTCACAGGGTCTTCGGCTTTGCAGAGAATCCAGATCTGAACCATGTCACCCGTTTTCCGATTGTCGCTGGGTTTATTGAATCCGGTGGCGATAATGACCCGTTGGGTGTCTTCGTGGATAATGAAGCCGTTGCTCATCGTGAACCTCCGTGGATGACAGTGAACCGGACGTTTTGACCAGTCGTTTCGTTTCTACCGCTCGGATATCCAATGAAAGCGGCAAATTCCACGATGGAGAGGTTCCGGGTGTAGGAATCCTCAACTAGGGTTCGGACGATTCCACGGCGACCAAAGGCGCGACGGGCGGCGCGACGGGCGAAGATTTCAGCGGCGGCGTGGATGCCGAGGGCACGGACAGAACGGAAGCCGTTGCAACGGAAGAGAGTCATTGGAGACCTCCAATCGATTCGATGAGAGCAACAAGGGCCATCACAAGGGCGAAGCCTAGGAGGGCAAGGGGTCCGTGGAGTTTAGGGGGGATGCGTAATTTCATTGGTTTTAAATGCCCATATTCAGAGGGCGCACGCAAAGGAGACCACTCTTTCGCACGTTCGGCAACTATAAAGTCAAATAAAATAAATCGAGGTTATGGGAAGGGAATGACGAAAGGGAAAGGGAAGCCGAAGGAAGGAGAGAACCTGGTGGTTGAGAAGGTGGAAAAAATGAGGCTCCGGGCTAAGCCTGAGAAGGGAACCAAAATGGTCCTGTCACCCGATACAAAAAACAAGGCATTGGAAGCCGCACGTTACGGCATGCCTTTGGAACGTATCGCCATGCTCTGTGGGTTCTCCTCAAGCGAGACGCAATGGGCGCGATGGATCAACGCCAATCCGGTATTCAGGAAGGAGCTAGACCAAGCTAGGGCTGAGGGTGAATTGCTCCTTCAACGCAAGATAATGAGTGGAGAACAGAACTGGCAAGCCGCTGGGTGGATGCTCGAGCGTACCCGAGGCTACGTTGCTCGCGCATCACTAGAACATACTGGTAAAGGAGGAAAGGAATTATCAATAAGCGGTAGTCTACTTGGCGCATTCGGGGGCGGGAAGTAATACAATAGCGTATACCAATAAGGACACGACGGGGGGTGGGGGACCACCAGGAGGGGGTGGATGTCACCTTATACCCCCTCCCCCTAACCCACATTAATTTTATGGCAGTCAAGCAAATTAAGAAAAAGAAATCCCCTTCACTCGGAATGGGTTCGCATATCCCTGCTTGGAAGCAGCGGAAGCTACTGGAGGAAGCTCAGCAGTTGCAGAACTTCCCTAAGATGATGCTTGGCCTACGCGATACTTATGCGTGGCAGGAGAAGGTATTGGGAGCCTTGAACGAGAAGCACTCGAAGGTGGCTCTGAAGGCTGCGAATGGTTCTGGCAAGACGAGCATGGTGGCCGCGAGCGCGGTCATCTGGCACATGCTTCGCTGGCCGGGGAGCTTGGTGGTGTGTACGGCTGGTGTGTACCGTCAGGTGGCGGATGCGTTGTGGCCGCATCTTCGGAAGATGATCAATGGATTGGGCGGGGAGGAGAATGGTTTCTCGATCAAGGATGGCGAGATCCGCTATGTGTATCCGAAGAAGGTGGATGGTCAGGAGCTGGTGAGCCGGTGTATTGGGTTCAGCGCGAGCAACCCGGAGAAGGCTGAGGGCTGGCATGTGCAGGGTCCGAGTGGGGATTTGATGTACATAGTGGACGAGGCGAAGGCGGTGCCGGACGGGATCTTCCAATCGATGGAGCGGTGCCAGCCTACGAGGACATTGCTGATGAGCAGTCCGGGAGGGTCCTCCGGGTACTTCTACGATGTATTCAGGCGGAATGACGGCAAGTGGCAGACCTTTACCGTTACCGCTTTTGATTGCCCGCATATTCGGAAGGAGTGGATCGATGATCAGTTCGCGAGGTGGGGCGAGGGTCATCCGCTGGTGCGTTCGATGATCTATGCGGAGTTCATGGAGGACGACGGGAGTTTGACCGCTGTGCGGACTGCGGACTGGCAGAAGGTAGTTAGTGGCCCACCCAAGGAGGAGCTGGAGGGTCATCGTCTGACCGCTGGTTGCGATTTCAGCGCGGGAGGGGATGAGAGTGTGCTGGTCGTGCGCCAGGGGAATACGGTTAAGGGCCTCGTTCGATGGAGGGACAAGGACACGATGGCGAGTGTGGGTAGGTTCATAGCCGAGTTCAGGAAGTGGAAGCTGAAGGCTGATGATATCTATGCGGATGTGGGTGGCATGGGTGTGGTGATGTGTGATGCGCTGCGGGCGGAGGGTTGGGATGTGAGGCGGGTGAACTTTGGTGAGCGGGCCATTCGGGATGATCAGTTCGTGAATCGGGCTGCGGAGATGTGGATTGAGTTCGGTCGGATGGTGGAGGAGGGTAAGGTGAATCTGGGTCCGGTGGGTACGGATG